AAACAATGAAAGACAAAACAGTAAAATACCAAAAAGAAGATTTACCAGACGGTTGGAATGAAGAATTAGAGAAAGTTTATGATATGGAAATGGGTCAGTATTTAAGCGATTTTACAAATTATAAACCAACAAGACAAGAGGTAATAGATCGTACAAAATCAGAATTTATTCGTTTACAAAAAATATTACAAAATATAAAATAGGAGGAATATAAAATGAAATGGATATTAGATAAATTAGAAGAAGATATCGACCAAAATGTTTATAATTTAAAAAAACAAGGTTTAGGTGAATTAGCTTTAATTAAAAAATTGAATGAAGTTAAAGAAGATGTTAAAGCATTACAAAGGTTAAATAAATAAAAGTTATGGCAGAATTAACAATAAAAATATTTGAAGGAAAAACAATTGAAAAAATTGAGAAGGGAATTGAAATCGGTGAAGAAATATATGTAATTAAATTCACAGATGGCAATGTATTGAAAATCAATTCATATAGTGAAGAACCACATGCAAGCTCAGGTTTAGCTTGGGAGATAGATAGTTGGAAATAAAATCAATAAGGTAAATAATTTAGAAACAAATTGATTTTTTCTCATATAATTAAAAAATAAACTAATACAATATGATGCAAGCAGTACAGCAGTTATTCACGGAAAAATACCGACCAAAAAATTTAAGTGATTTAATTTTACCAAATAGGGTCATGAATAAGTTCAAAGATGGGTTAGTAACAAATATGTTATTTGCCGGAAGTCCCGGAACTGGTAAAACTTCCACAGCTAAGGCGGTTGTCAACGAATTTAATATGCCATATCTTTATATTAACGCATCTACGGATACTTCAGTCGATGTTATTAGAACAAGAATTACAGACTTTTGTTCTACTGTTTCTATTATGGATGGTCCTAGTTCTATGAAGGTTGTAATATTGGATGAGGTCGATGGAGTAAGTGATCAGTTTTTTAAAGCATTAAGAGCCACTATGGAGACATTTGCTTCCAACAGTCGTTTCATTGCAACTTGTAATTATATTAATAAATTACCAGATCCTATACTTTCTAGATTTGAAGTTATTGATTTTGATTTCGATAAAGCAGAAGAAGCTGAACTCACTAAAAAATACATTCGCAGAGTATTTGAGATATGTAATAATGAGGGAATGGAAATTGAAAAACCGGCTCTTCTTGAATTTGTTAGAAGAAACTTCCCAGATTTGAGAACTACTCTTAATAAATTACAAGGATTTAAATCTCAAGGAACTAATCAAATAAAAGTAGAAGACGTTAAGAGATTTAACTCAGTATATAAAGACGTATTTGAATTAATATTTAATGAAACGAATCCTATTAATAATTATAAAACATTAGTAAGTAATTACTCAAACAGGGTTGACGATGTTTTGCAATCATTAGGAGAGGATTTCATAGAATATATACAACAGGAAAAACCACAAAGCGTAAAGCATATTCCTGAAATTGTAGTTGAAGTCGCAAGACATCAGGCACAAAGAGTACATGTTATTGACCCTGTTATAACAATGCTTTCGTTAGTTTATAAAGCACAAGAAATAATAAGAAAAAACTAAAACAATGATGAAGAAAGGCGGACATACGCTCCTTATAGATGGCAATTATTTTTTACATAGTCGCCTATTTGTTTTGCCCAGACCAAAAAGAGGTAAGATGATGGAAGATAACGAATCTCGAGCAGCTCTTATGAGAAAGCTTGCAATTGATCTTGCTTCTGAAGTAAGAAAAATGAGAGATTTTATTGATAAAGTAGTAGTGGCAGTGGATGCGAGAAGTTGGAGAAAGGATTTATTTCCAGAAGCTGAGTATAAAGGAACAAGAAAACCAGATGAAAAAATAGACTGGACAGGAGTTTATGGAATATATGAAGAATTCCAAAACATTTTACAGAAACATGGTGTTATCGTTGATAGAATTGACGGCGCCGAGGCTGATGATGTTTTATTTGGATGGTCAACATTATTAAATAACCATGGTAAAAATTGCATTATTTGGACAGGAGATAAGGATTTAATTCAATTAGTGAATTATTCTACTGCAAATGAAGCATACACTCTATGGTATTCAACGGTTCAAAAGAGTTTATATACCTTTTCCGGATTTAATGAAGTTTTAAATAAGAAGTCAGACGTTTCAAACGATGATCTATTATTTAATATGAGTGCATATAGTGGGATGGCAGACGAATATAAATTGTCAATGAGAAGATGGATAGAGAATAATAAAATAAAAGTTACTGAAGTGAATTGTGATGAGTTTTTATTTAAGAAGTTATTAGTTGGAGACAAATCGGATAATATTCCATCTGTTGTTATTTGGCAAAAGGAAATGAAAGGTGGTAAACTAAGAACATATTCAATTACCGACAAGATAGCGGAAAAGATATTTGAACAGTATACTAAAGAAAACGACAACTTCGTTATAGATCTATTATTTAATAAAGCAGAATTAGATAAATTATCTGATATTGTATATAGGGTTGTTGGAAAATCTAATAAAGAATTAATCAAAGCAAGATTATTTCAAAACATGACACTGATGATGCTACATGTTAATGTTATCCCTGATCCTATTCAATCTCAGATTTATAAACATGTTGAGAAAGAAATCAATTTATTAGACAATATAGATATTTCTAAGTTAGTTAATAAAGATAAAATATTAGAAGGAACAGATTGGTTAAAGGTGTCAACTCCTAAAAAATATGACGCTTTTTCAAATTTAGATGAAACAAACAAGCCAAAGAAGTTAAAATTAATAGGAAAGAAAAAAGGCAATAAATTATTTTAGATGTTAGACGAAACTAAATTATTTGATTTCATTAAGATAATGTTTACTAAAAGGGCACATTATGATAAGTTGAAAATATCTTCAAAGAAGAGGCATCATTTCATGATAAACAGATTTATGTCTATTCAATTTCCATCAAATGCTCAGTTATTTAATATAAATGGAATTAATGGAGGTATGGTTATTGATGCTTGGCAAATGGTTGCATCTAGATTTAATAAGGTGCCAGGATGGATATACACAAAGACCAAGAGTACAAAAAAGAACATTAAAGATAAATATCAGCCTAGCGAGGAAGCATTGAGATTTTATATGGAAAGAAACGAAATAGGACAGAGAGAAATCGAGGAACTAAAGCAATTTAATAAAGAACAATTTTATAGCGACCTTAAGGAACTGGAAAAACAAATTAAGGTATATGGCTAAGTCAGGCGAGTTTCCAGAAATTATATCTATAACGCTTTATAAATATAATTCAATAGATTCCAAATTGTATACGCTTATAAAGAATAATCATACGTATAAGACGCATAAAGGAACTATTTTAGTAAAAGCCCATGATCTCAACGAGGTATTAACAACACATTTCAAAGAGGAATTAGATAAATTATCAATAATTTCAGCAAAGTCATTACATAAAGAGGCAAATTCAATATACTTTCTTAATAAAATGTTTAATGAAATGACTAACCTTAGGTGGTTTCAAATAAACTTTTCTAAGAACGTATCATTTTCAAGGATAGAGTATGGTGCAGATAACAGAACTCTAGAGTTTAATTTTAAAGTAATTAGAGGAAGTTTTAGAACGTTCGATGTTTTTAAGATGGAGGAACTAGATACTGTAAATCAGGTACTTAAGGACATTGGCTGTATTAGGGATTTGCACTACTCGTTGGTTAGATTAGATACGCTTGCTCAACGATTAGAAAAGAGAGCAGTTACATCAAAGGATCAGAATACTCAAAACGCATGTCAACGTATGTTAGTATATTTTGATAATTGGGTAGAAGATAATCCAGAAGCACTTATCGTCACCGATTATTTAGATATATAACAAAAAAAGAAATTGTTATATGAGTAAGTTTACTAGTTATTTAGGAAAAATACTTACGGACGTTGATGGTCAACCATCATCTAAAAGATTAGTCACATTAATGGCGTTCGTTTTAATATCATGCGCGTTTATTGCCAATATATTTGCAGAACTTCCGTTACAGGAATATGTGTTTGAAGGAATGCTATGGTTAGCAGGCGCTGGTTTAGGATTTTCAACTGTTGAAAAATTCAGTAGAAAAGGATATAAAGACGATTACAACGGCGAATAAAATTTAGATAAATAAAATATGGTTAACGGATATACAGCAACGGAAGTAGGTGATGTGATAATAGCTAAGTTTGTAGAACCTTATCAGCGTGTTGAAAGCGTTTTAGATTGGGATATACATGCTGGTTTTTCTAATGAGTTCACGGTTGGTAAATTGTCATTTAAAAGTGGCTCATTAATCGCTAAAGGAATAGGAACTAATTTAGACTTAAATCAAGGAGATATTATTTTAGCAGCAGGATATGAGTTTGAGGTGTTTAGTACACCAGACAGTTTCACTGTTAAATTAATGACAGAATCAACAGTAGATTTAAACAATGTTGAGTTTCATGTGAAGACAAATCAATGGAATTATTTTGACTATCAATATAGATGGTCTCAAAATTCCACTGGAGACAGCGGTGGAGAATATACCGAGTGGCACGAATTAAATAAGACAAATCTCATAGGAGATATATTAACATTAGATATAAACCCATCAGCTCCGTTTTGGATAGAGATAAAATCTACAGTCATGGATCTCCAACCATTACATAATATTTCGTTTCTTAAAGTCACGTTTACCCTTCAGTTAGAAGATGGAACAGTGGAAGAATGCCCACAAATATGCACAGAATGCGATCCCTATGATGTTATTGGTTGCGCAAATATAATCACAGAATGCGATAGTGAGAATTTATATAATCCATATGGTCTACAGAAACCATCTCACTTGTATAAAAGTCTTTCCAATTTAGCAAATACAATATATGGTCATGAGGTAATATATTACAGGGTAGAGCCAAACTTAAGATCAAAGGATGTTGTATTAAAGGAATATTCTTTATATGATGTTATTGAAAAGGCTAATTTAAAAATAATGGTACCTAATAATGAATTTCCAACTGAGTCTGAAAAGTTCGATATGTTTGGAATGGGATTTGAAGATTTTGAAGTTCATGTTTTAGGAGGAGAGTTTAAAGATAAGTTTGGGGCCAATAAGAGTCCTCGCAGTAGAGATTACTTATACTTCCCATTCAATAATAAAATGTATGAGGTAAACTCAGTTGCATTGGCAGATGAATTTAATAGAACACTAACCTATTTTAAAGTTATGCTTAAGAAATATGAAAATAGAACATCAACAAATAAAGGTGAATTCGAAGAAGATTTACAGAATTTAGTCGTTGGAGTCGAAGAAGCATTTGGCGAAGAAACAAAGGAAGAATTCGATAAGGTTACAAAACCACTCCAATATCATTCAACACACCATATGTCACAAGATGGCGTTAGAATGTTTGTACATAAAGAATTAGACATTAAAGACGTAAACCTAATGAACAAATGGACTGTTGTTACTAGAAACTATTATAATATTTCCAGTTTGCATACAGGAGACGTAAGTACTCATTACCCTGCGGTTGTTTATGAGGCTAAGTCAAATTTATCAATTGAAGAGAATAGAGCATTCTCATTTTGGTTCCAGCCAGGAAAATCATTTGACTTTAACGATTTATCATTCTACGATGTAATAGATGGAACAGACACTATGGGTAATGGATGTGCAGTTAAGCTTTCCAGTAGAAATGCAATGGTTAGAATAAATAACCAAGATTATGTGTTCGATCATAATATTATTTTAAGTAGCACAAAGTGGTATACTATGGTAGTGAATGTTAGTAATACATATCGAGAAGTAAGTATTAGAATAAGTAGTTTAGAAGATCAAGACTTATATAATAACCCAACGGGACCAGTTGAATTAACAGAAATGTATTATGGTAAATTAGATGCATTGTCTCCATTTGCATGGGAGACAGATGTGAATTGGACACTTAAAATCAATCCGTATCATTTAACAAATATTAGAATATTTAGCAAAACTATTGAGGAGGAGCAACAGACCAACGTTTTACATCAATATGTTGTTAGAGATAGTCAATATTTAGTCGTTGCAGACAACGCCATTCCATCATTAATGCTTCAGAAATTTAGCTCAACTAGATAATATAGATATATAATTCTATAAATTTATTAATAATGTCAGAAGAACCAGAAAAGAAAAAGAGAACTATTTCAGAACAAGCGGACGAGCTTAGAAAAGATCTAGAAGATTTATTAGGACCAGACGAAAAGTTAGATATTGAACAAGATCCAAGTGATCTTCCTGTTCCAAAATTCCACAACCAAACCCCTGCTGTGAGTTATGGTAATATGAAATCGTTATCTGAAACACAGGCTAAGAAGACTATCACAAGTTTAATGCAATTCTATTTAGATGTAGATATTATAGAAAAGGATGAATATTTACAAGCAAAAAAGAAGATGGATGAGATGACAATGGGTTCTTTGGTCTATCAATTAAAGGCAGGTGAAAGGGCATTAACTACTCTTTTGGAGACAATCGAAGGTGGAGAGCTTGCACCTAGAATGTTTGAGGTCCTCGCGACACTGCAGAAGTCCATGCTGGATATTATAAAGAGTCAGACAATGTATCTAATGGCCACAGAAGAAAGTGCCAAGAGAATTGCCAGAGACATTGAATTATATAAGAAACGAGACGATGATGATGCAATTGCAGAAACAGGATCCGGTGGTAGTACAAATATTCAAAGAGGTACTAAAGATCTTATGAATCAAATACAGGCAGGAATAAGCCAAGCAGATATTGAAGATATAGAACCAGAACCAGAAGATGAGTGATAATTATTGGATACCGAAAGAAACAGATGATGCTTCATCAGACAGGTTAGTATGGTCAACTAAAAAGATCAATGACTTAGTAGTGGCAATGGACCAGGGTTATAAGCCTCAGGTAAAGATGCCGTTTTACGAGGGTAGACAATTTCTTAGAAAAGGAAATATAGTTTTTGAATATACTGATGAAGAAATTCAAGAACTTGCAAGATGTGCAGCTGACATCGTTTATTTTGCTGAGAAATATGCGGTAGTTTTAACAGATGAAGGAATTCAACAAGTTAAATTAAGAGATTATCAAAAGGATATGCTTAGATCCTTTCAATCAAACCGATTTAATATTTGCTTGGCAGCTCGCCAAATGGGTAAAACTGTAATGGCATCTATATTTAATGCATGGTATTTGACATTTAACACAGATAAAAATACACTTTTATTAGCCAATAAATCAGATACTACAAAAGAAATTATTGATAAAGCAAAGGTGGTTATCGAGAACCTTCCATTTTTCATGAAACCGGGAATTACAAAATATGATGTAATGAACGTAAAATGTGATAATGGTTGTAGGTTGGTTGGACAGAGTACAACAGCCAAGGCCGGTATCGGTTTTACAATCCATTTATTATTCTTAGATGAGTTTGCCCATATCCACCCATCTATTGTTGATACCTTTTATGAAAACGTTTACCCAACACTTTCAGCATCCAAGGTTTCGCGTATAATTATTACAAGTACGCCAAATGGGTTTAATAAGTTTTATAAGATATACAGTGCGGCTGAACGTGGCGATAACGAATATCACCCAATACGAATAGATTGGTGGCAACACCCTGACAGAGACGATAATTGGTATAAAAGAGAATTAGCTAATTTAGGAAGCATAGAGGCGTTTAATAGACAATATGGAAATGAATTTGTAAGTTCATCTAATCTTCTTTTAGACCCAGGTTCAATGAAGAAGATGAGAAGTAAAATGAAAGAATATAATCATCATGATTTTGATATATTTACAGATAATCATATCGATATTAAAACTTTTCTAAAGTGGCACCCTGGATTTGATATTGAAACTTTAGGAGATAGGGATAAGTATTGGTTATTGAGTGTAGATATAGCAGAAGGAAACGGTGGAGACTATTCTATTATTAACATATTTAGAGTAGATCCAATGACTGAAAAGGAAATCGATAGAATTCCAACACCCGGGGCAATGTATGACTTTTTTAAGTTAACACAAGTCGGTATATTTAGAAGTAATGAACACATAATAGAAGATTTCGCCAAGGTACTATATTTGTTATCAGTTGAACTATTATATAATGAAAATACTAAACTAATTATAGAGTATAATACATATGGAACTGTTTTATTAAAATATTTACAAACTGTTTTTCCAAGAACAAATGACTTCGATGAAGAGATGATTTTGAGATTTAAACATCGACATGATTCAAGAGGTCTTAAACACGGAATAAAAGTAAAAAGCGATAATAAACCCATATTTTGCCAAAATTTTAAATCTTTATTTGAAATGGATAAAATAACAGTTAATGAACATGAGACATGTAGTGAAATTAGTCTATTTGGAACATTACCAAATGGAAGTTATGGTGCACAAATGGGACATGATGACTTAGCAATGTCTAGCATAATCGGTACAGAATTTTTTAATACAACACAGTACGCAGATACTGTTGAAGAAATGTTAGATATTATCGATCCAGGTCTACATGATTTTATGGAAAGAGTGTTATATAAAGATAACACAGAGCAGGGAGATTTAAATTACGACATATATGATATAATATAGAATAAATTTTATTTACCATAGATATATACATAAATAAAACTAAAAAAAAATAATAAAAATTATGGCACTTAGTCCTCAATTATTACAGTTCAAGTCTAGCGGAGTATACCGTTTAGAATTTGACAAGTCCCAGGTATCAAGTATATCTGCAGAGACTATCAGGTTGGTTGCGGGTCACTCTAGAAAAGGACCTTATAATACGCCTGTATATATCGAAGATACTGAAACGTTTGTTTTGATTTTCGGTAGTATAGATAAAAAATTAGAAAAGAAAGGGATGTTCTTTCATAGATCTTGTTTAGAAGCTCTTAAAAGAGGTCCAATTCTCGCTATGAACTTAGCAGATTTCGATACAAATGATCTTGCTTCTTATGCTCAATTATCAACAGCAGGTAGTGATCAAGCAGCTGCTTCAGTTTCAGGTACGGCAGCGTATGAGAGTTTTCATAACAATGATAAATTCATGTTTCCATCTGACGAAGCAACTTTAGATACAGTTGGACAAAACGTTTCAACTACTAAAACAGCTTTTAACATGGTAAACCTTGGTAAAGATAACATGTCAGTTATCGTTAGACAAGCACAAGATGTTAAAGGATTTGAAATAACAGCAAGAGAATGGTACGGAGAAGGAAATATTCCTGATGGAGTTGATGAATTTGATTATATTTCAGATTACATGATAGAAGTATTAGTTTATAAAGGAAAATTCGATTCTGCTTCAATGCAATATGATCCAGTATATGGAGATTATTTCACAGCAGATGGCCTTAAAAAATCAAAAATTGCTGAATTCACAAACGAAAGACAAGTTAATTTAGTAGCACAGTATACTGGTTCAATTCTTCCAGGTTTCCAAGATTTAGAAGGAAATGGATTATACATTGAACAACTTATAAATGCAGAAACTAGAAAAACAGGTTTATTTTGCGCAATTAATGAAGATTGTGTTGAAGCTGGAAACGTAGATCTTGTAGGTCACAACACTGATCCAACTGCACAATATGAATTGTTATCATATTCTGATTCTAACACTTCTCCTTCGTTTCCACAGGCAGTTACTACTGTTGAGACTGCAAATATCGTAGGTGGAGTTACAGACGGTTTCGCAGCAACTATCATAAATGACACAAGATTAAAAATCCAAGCATGGGACGTTGCAATATCAGGAGCAGCTTCTGGAGAACCAATCCAACTTTCGGATTTTGACTATGATGCAAACGAAGAGTATTATGTACAAACAGCATCTGGAGAATATTCTAGTGTAACTATTGATACAAATAGTGGTAATTTAACATTAGACGTTGAAGCTGGTCTTGAATGGGACGCATCATACGAAGACGCTGGATCAGCTGGTGATATGACAATAAATTTATTAACTAAAGACGCGGCTGCTGGAAATAGAGAAATTGCAGTAGATGCATTTACATTCTCAGGAGACGGAAGTGCAACATGTGAGTTTACAGGTTCAGGATCATTCCCACTTTCAGTTGGTGATTATTTACCATCTTCAACTGCTGGGAAACTTGCAAGAATTACAAGAATTTCTGAAACAGGAGGTACTTACACAGTAACTTGTCACAGAGGAATTGATGATACATTTAATGCAAATAATGATTCAGCGTTTTCATCATATGAAAATGGAGCTGAAACTTATAAAATGTTTAACTTAGATAAAATTGCAATTGGAGATAAAAGTATCCAAGGTTGTTTAAATGCATTCTCTAGTGGAGGTGTTAAAGCTGCACTAGTCGATAGAGATGTTATAGACCTTAGATATATTGTAGATTCATTTGGTTCATATGAATCAGGTAATTTATTAAATAAATCTGAATTCACATCAATTGCAAAAGAGAGACAAAATGTATCTTGTATATTAAATGCACCAACTGTTGGTGAATTTAAGAAATCATCTGATCCATCTTTTAAAGATGCGAACACAGGTAAATTCGATACAAGATTTGTTGCAGAAGGAGGTGATTTATCGCAAAATCCAACTGGACTTTATTCATTACCATCAATTGCAGACGGAGCTAACTACGGATTCTATTACGGTCCTGGTTTGAACGTTAGAGAAAATGGTAAAGTATCAGTTATTCCACCAGCAGCATATGTTTCTAATAACTATATAGATAAATACACAAATGCACTTCCATGGTCATTAGTTGCAGGTCCTCGTAGAGGAATTGTATCTGGAACCAATGTAATTGGAGCTGAATATGCATTTGACAAATCAGATAGAGATAATTTAGAGCCATTCGGTATTAACCCAATTGTATTCGAAAGAGGAGTTGGTCTTAATATCAAAGGTAATAAAACTGGTCAACAGACTATTAAATCAGCATTAAGCTCAGCACATGTTAGAGAGGTATTAATTTACATTGAAAACGGATTAGCTGATATTCTTAAAGGATATTTGTTTGAATTTAACGATGCACAAACAAGACTTGAAATTAAAACATTAGCAGATTCTTTTATGGCATCAGTAATGGCAGATCAAGGAGTTTACGCATTTAAAAACGTAATGGACAGTACTAATAATACAAGCGAAGTTATCGATAATAACATGGGTATTTTAGATACGTACGTTGAACCGGTTAAAGGATTAGAAATAATCGTACACAGAACAACAGTTCTTAATACTGGAGAAATTGCCACAGGTAATTTCTAAACTAAAGAATATTTATAAATTAGAGAGGATTAAGTTCCTCTCTAGTTTTTATTTTTTAAGAAAGATATATAATTAAACAAATAAAATAAAAAGAAAAGAAATGAGTTTACCACATTATTCAAACGATCAGACTAGTAAGAAAGGTAAGAATTTTGAACCAGTTACGGGTAATTTATTTGAAGTAACAATATTACCACCTGCTGGTGTTTCTGGCCAGGAAATGTTAATTCAACATGTTAAAAATATTAACGGATTAGAATTACACAAAGGACAGGATGCTGTTGCACAAAAATTCAAATGGTCAACTAGGTCATTCGCTGGAATTCCAGCCGATTCACACGTTGACGTTACCGTTGGTTTTACATTAAACCTAAACGAA